CGTTCTGCTGTAGCACTCTTTACCATTTCTGAGAGTGCAAAGTTCTTTGATATTCTTACTATGTCCGCCATGTCACGTTCCTTTCTCAATATCAATAGATCCAGTTGTAGGATCATATGAAACTGTAAATGTCATTTCTATTGGTTTGAGAGTTCCATCTGCCTTAACGATAGGTAACTTACCTTCAACTGCTGCCATCAATGCATCTTTCGCATTTGTGTGTGGGTGAGCAGGATCGTCTTTTATAGCTTTGTCTAATTCTTTTTTTGCTTCCTTTGGAAGTAAATCATCTATCATATTTTCAACGTGTTCTTGTGCTAGGTCTGTTGCTTTGTCTACAACAAGACTAGAAATAACGTTGAATAATAATACTGGTAACATAATTTTTCTCCTACGAATAATTAAAAATAAAAAAACCCTCTACTAAAGTATATATTAGTAGAGGGAAAGAAGTATGATTACTTCTTCTTATGTTCAATCACATTTGGATTTGTGATTGGAATGATGCGTGGTTTCTTTTCATCTGGAATAACTCTTTCCAAAGTGATGTTAAGAAGACCATTTTGAAACTCTGCACCCCTGACAACAATGTCATCGGCCAGAGTAAACTTACGAGAGAAAGAGCGATTCGCAATTCCTCTATGAACGTAATCTGGTGTATCCAGATTTTGTTTTCCTTTTTCACCCAATGAGCGAATATGAAGAACGTTTTCCGTAAGTTCCACTTCAACATCTTTTTCCGAAAACCCTGCAAGGGCAATCTCAATGACAAAATTATAGTCATCTTCTTTTCGGATATTGTAAGGTGGATATGCTCCGCCCTCTGGTTGTTGTGGAAAATTTGCAAGACGATTAAACATAGAATCGAATCCAATGGAAAGACCCATGAATCGTTCTAAATCGCCTGCGGTAAAATTTGAGTGATGTGCTAGTGATGTTACCATAATGCCTCCTTATATAAGCAAGGTTGGTGTTGAAGAAATCTCAATCCATAGCACAGGACTTGAGATTGGTTGTGAGACTACCACTATGGTCAGCCTCAGTCTCGCCATCCATCACCATTACATAGGTGATGAAAGCGATGTCTTAAAACTGTAAAATACAGTTTCAGTAGTGAATCTTCTGCATAACTTCCTGCATCTTTCACTATCAATTTATATTTAGGTCTTTTCATTTTAATTCAATTTAAATTTTCTATCTACTACCCTGACCTCACTTTGACCTTGATCGTAAATATACACTTCTTTAATTGGGCCGTCAATATTCTTGTCCCAATAATTTAAAAACTTAGTTATACGTGGAAATTCTGGTATTTGATCTTCTGTCTGCCACACGAATTCATTCACAATATGTAAATAATCTGGAATATAATATACTACTTGAACTGTAGCAACTGTCCATTTGTGCAAGATATATGCCAAGATTATTCCTTTCCTGTTGAACCAAATCCTCCATCTCTATCAGTTTTTCTTTCAGGCGGTTCACTTATTTCTTCTAAGATACATGTTTCATCTTTAAACAATTCACCCTGACAAATACGTTCATTATGTTTCACGTATTGCGTTGTTCCGCTAATATTAGTTATCATCGCAAAAACAGGCTCGACATAATCCGAATCAATTATGCCCGTGTTGTTCGCTAGAGTCAGACCTTGTTTCAATGCAAGGCCCGATCTTGGATGTAGTCTCATTGAATAACCATTTGGAATATCAAAAATAAGTCCAGTAGGTATCAAAACTCTCTCATTAGGATTAACTTGTACTCTTTCATTTTGTACCAATCTATTTCTTATTTCCAACTCTTCAGAATGGGTTATATAAACCGAAACTGCCGAATTGTCTGGCAAAAAAGAGTACAAGTCAAAACATGCCGAACCTTCTGTGGCTCGTTTAGGGTCTTTTACACTTGAAAATAATTTATAAAATTGTAAATCACTCGTCATTCTCATCAGAATCCCTTTTGTTCCCAATATTATATTTTGGAGTTAATTCCCATTCATCCTTTTCTTTAAAGGACAGGATTTTTAACTGGCTCAATGGTACTGTAGGTTCTGATGATTTATCTGGTTCAACAAGAGAAATCAATTCCCATTCTGCGAGTAGATTGGCAATCGTATTTCGTCTTGCTTCATCGTTTTCAGAAAAATTGGTTGTCTTGCCATCTAATGCAAACAACTCTTTAAAATGTACTATGTAATATTTTCCCTGCTTGTGCAGGATATGACATGACTGAAATAAAGTTTTTTCTTTGCGTGATGCAATCCCGATTCGTGTAAGGGTTTCTCGTACCTTTAAGAAATCATCGGGCTCTTTTAGTATTACTTCAATCATCGCTTGAATTATGTTTTCGCTCATTTTGTCCTTTCAAACCACCTATATCAACTTTTTGTTTAATAATATCCAGTTGCGAATCATCAAGTAAAGTAGAGTATTCTCTCGCTTTCGCATAACTGCACTTATAATATTCTTTGATTAATTCGAGAACTCCATTGTTTTCACGTTTCAACCATTTTCCATACCGTTTCTTCGGTCTGATTATATTTAGAAAAAAGTCGAATTGAAGTTTCGGATCTAGGTGATTTTGGACATTCATTTCGTTTGAATAAAGTACCGTATCGTGATTAAAACTCAATGCACGATTTATAATGAACTGTTTATACTCCCTTTCTAGTTCTGGAGTTGCATCCATCAAATTCTTCTTGCCATGATTAATCTGATTTACAAAGTCAAACGGGCTCATACGAACTCACATTCTGCCATCAATTCAACCAAACAAGCAACAAGGTTGACTTCTTGATCTGCAACAAAGGCCGATTTGTATTGATAATCTGCAATAATTAATACGGCAGGAGGTATAGAAGATCTTTCCAATACCTCATATAATTTGTCATAAATTTTACGATAAACTGATACTGGATCATTATCCACATTTGATGAAACCCATTGGCGCATTTTCTGAAAATCCTTTTCTCGTAATGCAGAAATTAATAAAGTCAAATTCAATTCACCAATATTCGCAAGAATACCAGAATCAATATCTCCAGAAGTACCATATCGTTGTAATTCATTTATCACTCTCCGAAAATCTGGAAAATGTTTATTGATTAATTCTACAATTACTTTCTTGTCATGAGTTACATTTTCTGTTACCAACATTGACACACATCGTTCCATGAACAGGGCTGCGATATGTGGTTTTTCTTCATTACCCAATCCAAAATCCACAACTGCACATCGTGAATGAATCGGATCTATAATTCGATTTTTGTAATTGCAAGTGAAGATAAATGAACAATTTTCTGCAAACTTCTCGATGAAGTTTCTCATGGCTGGTTGAACAGAATCGGGATTCATATAATCCGCTTCATCTATAATCACAACCTTCCTACCACCCCCAAAGGAAATAGTAGAACAAAATTGAGTCAACTTGGTTCGCAGAGTATCGATCATTCGACCTTCATCTGAACCATTGATAATCAGATAATCGCTATTTGTTTGTTCACAAAGTGCTCGTGCCGCAGTTGTCTTACCAACTCCTGACGGGCCTGTAAACATAAGATTAGGAACCTTTTCATCTTTTACAAGGTCTGATAAAGTTCCCTTAATTGTTTCGGAAAGTATACATTCATCGATGGTCTTGGGCCTATATCCCTCAACCCATAATAAAGATTCGGTCATAATAATTACTCCTCAAAGGTTGAATTTTGTTCTAATGCAATCCAGTATTGTAACGAATCACCCTCTCGTTTAAAATGTGAAATTCGTTTTGAAGAAAGTGAAACATCATATGCCCCTTCCATGATTTTATTAAGATTTTCTGTTTTGAAAATCATACGGAATGTCTTATCCGTAGGGCCGACACCAGTTGAAAAATTATCCGATGATACATTACCTGTATCAGACACCAACAGTCTTATTTCGGTTCCATCACCTTCAACAACCACTTCAGGAAGTCCCAATATGTTTGCTGCGTTAATGGTCTTTTTAAACACATCATGTGTCAGTCGAAATTCAACTTCTGGTTCTGGAAAGGTTATATCTTTCTCAGGCGGTGTTTGAAACATGGAACTACTTCCACAATAACGATATGTCGCTTCATGTTTAGAATCGGACATCGTAACACCATTATCAGTAAAATCCAACTCTGGATCATCAAACAATGACAACGTACCAAGAAACCGATTCAATTCATATATTGGAAAGGTTTTTGATAACTCCTCAGTAATCTCTACTGAGGCCAGAATAGTATTCAATGGAGAAACAGTCCTAAGAATGTTTCCTTCACGAAATTCTATACTCTGATTGATGTTTGCGTAATTTTTTAAAAGGTTGGTTGTTCTTTCACTTACTTTCATTTTATTTTCCTTATTTCAGTTTTAGTTAATAGTATAATTATAACAAATTCTTAACACATTGTCAAGTCATTTATTTTTTTCTTTTTGTTGTTTTCTTTCTTCGTTTTTTATGTCCACTTACTTTTGCAGTATCCATTCCATGTGCTGCAAATTCAAGATTTGCTAAACTCGCCATCGAACCAGAAAAAATATAAGAACCCATATGTCCCAATTTCATCCACGGGCAAAGATAAATGTTATATCCAAGTCTACGAACAAATTGACAAAAGAAATAATCCTCAGAAAGATATCGATCACTTCCTCCTGCAATATCACCCAAATAAGCCTTTGAGTCAATCACAGTATCAAAATACGCATGAATATTTCTATCACCTTTGAAATGTTCTGAACGATTATGATCTGGTGTATAACTGAATTGAGGATATGCTTCACGAAAATCATCAAACACTTGCTTTTTGATCATCATAAAACCTGTACCAATTTCCAGAACATCAACTGGTTCTGCAACTTGAATTTTGTGTGTATTTTCTACTGGATTGAAAACATAATCACCAGTATAATCTGCTAAAATTTCG